TCGGCATACAGCATGTTCAACGGCGGCATGTCCGTGATGGGAGATTACGCGCTTGGCTCGATGGGGATCGGCAGCGGGGTAACGCAGGGCGCAATGCTTGCGTCCCAGACGGGCGCGTTCGGGCTGGCCGGCGCTACAGCTACGGCAGACGCTCTTGGCGGAGCCGCCAGTGCCGTAGGCGGCCTTACAGCGGCGCTTGCCGCCGTGCCAGTCTGGGGCTGGGCAGCGCTTGGCGCTGTGGCGCTCGGCAGCATGTTTAGCGGGAAAGGTGGCGGCCCGAAAACAAACGGAGAATGGGCTACCGGCATAGGCGATAACGGCGTTCTAAGCGATCTCACCAACCAGCCCGGATCGAGCATTTCGATGGCGTACAAGAGCGCCGATGTAAAGCAAATATCCGATCAGGCCGCAGCTACCATTACATCCACCTTAAAAGCGCTCGGAGCAAGCTCATCCGGGATGCAGGTCGGCTTGTATTACAACACCGACCCGCACGGAACCGCCCCTGACAACGTAGGCGCTCGGATGACCGACTCACACGGTAATCTGGTTTACAACAGCACTTACGACACTGGCCGAGGGCAAGGAAGCGCGCAACTCGCCACTGAAGGCAAGCGGATGACAATGGCCGCCATATCGGCGGCGGATGTTGACCCCATATTTAAAGCCATCGTCAACGGCCTTGGCGACATCAAGACCGCATCCACCGAAATGATGGACGCGGCAATGGCGCAGATTACTGATGTAAGCACCATCAAGGCATACATCAATGCAGACCCATTAAAAGATGCGATGAACCAGATCGCGCAGAGCTCGTCGAGCGCGACAGACGCACTACATCGCAACAACAATGCGCTGATGGCGATGATTTCGACTTACGATGGCAGCGCCGCTGCCACGAAAAATCTAGCCGCCGCCACTCAAGGACAGTATCAGCTAGAGCTGCAGATGATCCAGCAGATACAGTCCGCGCTGTCAGCTACCCATAGCATGTATACCGACAGCATCGAGTCAATAAAAATGTCGGTAATGGATAACCCGGCCAAATACGATTATCTTCGTTCTCAGGCTGACACGCTCTACTCACAACTTAGCACCGCAAGCGATCCCACTAAAATCCAAGGACTTGCAGATCAGATAAATAAAGACATAAACTCCGCTTATGGCATGCTCGATGCCCAACAGCAGAAAGACGTGTCAGGCGAGTTTATCGCCTATTTAACCAAAGTGGACGACCTCACAACCAAGCGCTTAAATGCGTCACAGGACGCCATCACCAAGGAGCACAACGACCTCGCTGCGAAACTGACGGCGAAAATGGATGAAGCCGCCGCGCAACTGAACGCTGCCGCTGCTGCCTTGCAAGTTGCTGCTGCCAAGCCGACGCCACCCGCCATTGTGACAATCTTTAATGCAACGAATAATGCCGAGGTATCGGTAGGAACGGGCGGATGAGAACCCTAACCACAGCCACCGCAACCGCCACCGCCACAACGGTTACGACCCCTGCCTACCTGGTAGAAATCTCATTTTCCACCATCCTCCGCTTGTCCACTCGCGGGGATCAATCCTGGGGCGGATATACCTGGACGGGTGGCAGGCTGGGCAAAGTCAGCGGATTGAGTTGGGACGGGAAAGGCACGCAGGCCGGCTCGCTCGACATCATCAACACCGATATGGCCTATTCCGCATTGGTGCTAAATGAGGGCGTAGCGGATCGCCCGGTAAAAATCTGGAAGTTCTACGGTGACAATCCTGGCGCACTCGACCCGGTTGCGGTATTTGACGGGGTGGCCGACGAAGCGGACATCGGCCCGGATGCTGTACGCATCACGATTGTTTCGTCGAAGACAACCGCGCTCTATGCGCCGCGCCGCTTCATCGGGCCGGGGATCGGATTAAACCATCTACGCCCGGCAGGCAGCAGAGACACATGGGGCGATCAAACGTACATTCTGGAGCGCGTTTAAATGGCGGCATACCCGACACTCCCGACCAGCTTCGGCGCTGATCCGCAAAACGCCACGAAGTTGCTTGTCGATCGCGCCGAGGACGGCACCGCGCGGGTGCGCAGTTACGCCAAAGACAAGGCTAGCTTCAAGATTTCGCACCCTTACCTGGACTCGGTTGGAAAGGGAACGCTGGACGCGTTCTATGCAGCCAACCGCCTGCTGCCGTTTAGTTACACCAGCGCGGCAGATGGCACGACCAGGACTTGCGTTTTTTCCGCCAGACCTACATACAAATTTGAGCCGGGTGGTTATTACACCGCCACCGTCACAATGGAGGAAGTGTGAGCTACACGCCGCCGCCAAACGACCAGCCGTACCTTCCCGGCGTATCGTGGACAACATCTTCGTCAAGCCCGGTTGCCGCGCTCCCCACGCTCAACGCAGTCGCCAGCACCGCATCTGCCACGCAGGCGCAATGCGCCGCCGAGAATGCGCCGCTGCCGATCATCTATGGCCGCGTCTATACCGGCGCGCTAGTGGCCGATTGGCTGGTGTACCAGAATGATCTGATTATGGTGCTGGTATGGGGCGAAGGCGAGATAAACGCCATTGAAACCATCACCGAGAGCGACAACGCGCTCCCGGCTGGAATCACGATAACCAACTACAACGGCACGGCAGGGCAGACAGCGGATGCAACGCTGATTGCCGCTTATGCTTCACACGGCATCACCTATGCCGACGCGCTACCCGGTATCGCCTACACCGTGGCCAGGATTAAGGCCGGCGCTACCAGCGGATTCCCGACTTTCAAGGCCATCATCCAGGGGCTGAAAGTCTACGATCCGCGCACCGGGCTGACGGCATACTCGGACAACCCCGCGTTGGCGCTTGCCGATTTCCTCACCTCGACGGTGTACGGCATGGGCAAGACGGTAGATCCGGCCAGCCTAACTGCTGCCGCGAACTTCTGCGACGAATTGTGCGGCACCGAGAAGCGCCGCGTCATCGGACTGGTACTGGATCAAACAAACCCATGCACGCAATGGATCGAAGCGTTGCGCACTTATGCCGGGTGCTTTGTCAGTCAGGAAGGCTCGAATTATCGCTTGATTCCCGACAATCCAGGCACATCTGTTTTTAGTTTTACCGCTTCCAACATTGTTGCCAACTCGCTCAAACTTAAAAAGCGAGGATTGCAGCAAATTCCAACAGTGATCGACCTGCGCTATACCGACACCAGCGTTTTGCCGTGGGCCGAGAAATCGGCTTTTGCAAAGGCATCAGGGGTAGACGCCGGAACCACGCCGCGCCGCGATTCGCAGGTAAGCCTACCAGGGATCACGCGATATAGCCAGGCCGTGCGCGAGGCAATCGAGCGATTGAACAAGCTCGCCTTGTCAGACTTGTCAGCAGATTTCACGGCATTCGACGAAGCGCTGAAATTGCAAGTAGGTGACATTGTTGACATCACTCACCCCATCGGGCTGTCTGCAAAACTCATGCGCGTCATGTCTGCAAAGATTGCAGACGCCGGGCGCTGGCAGATTTCCGCGCTTGAATACGACCCGGCCGCTTATTCTGATGTCGTCTCATCCAGCCCTACTTATGCAGACACCACGCTGCCCGATCCTGCAGCTCCACCCGCCATTACCGGGATAGTGTCTGTGGAGGAAGTCTATCAACTCGAGAATGGCACATATTCCTCGCGCATCAAAACAACATGGGATGCCGTAACCTATCCCTACCTGGCAAGTTACCGCATTGAAGTCTACCAGGCCGGTGCGTTGATCGACACTGCCAGTACGCTATCGCCAATCTACCGCACCGCAGCCGTGAAAGAGGGCGTTGAATACGTTGTCAAGGTAGCCGCTATAACCACTATCGGCTCGGTGGGCGCATGGGCGCAAGCAAACATAACCCCGCTGGGTAAGTACCTCATCCCAGGGAATGTGCCGAGCGTTGCCGCCTTTGAGGCGGGCGGGCGTGTCTATGCCTCATGGGAACCGGCAGTTGACATCGACATCTGGCGCTATGAGGTGCGCTATGGAGCTGTCGGTGTTGCATGGGCGTCCACGTTGCTCATTGACCGCGTTGACGCCTTGCGCCTTACGTCAGATCAGATACCTGTTGGCACGTGGACGATCCACGTCAAGGCGCTGGATTCGGTGGGGCAGTATAGCGCCACCGCCGCTACCGTAAATGTCACCGTCACCAGCGACGCCGCAGCGTTCCTGGTTGCCAGCTATGACCAGACCAATCCGACACTAACCAACATGGCGAGTTATACGATCAATCCGACAGACCGGAATAGTTACGCAGTAACGGAGGATGGCGTGCTGGCAGCAACCAAGTTCCCGAACACGGCAAGCACCTACGGCAACATTGCAGCTACTTACCACAACAGCGTGACAAGCACATGGCTTGGCGAGGTGGAGGACTTCGGCCTGGTGCTCGGTGGACAGTGGACTGGGACGGCGACGGTTGCCGATATTTCTGGATCGCATATCAGCTATATTGGCAATTCGACCGATAATTCGACATGGAATTATCCCGCCGGGCTAAGCCAGAAACTCAATGCCAGATTCTCCCGGATGAAGCACGAATCTCTGACCACCAGCACATTAAAAGTCACGATGCCCACTCAGAATATCCGAGTAGATGCCGTCCCGCGCGAAGAAGTCGGAACAGGAACCAGCAGCGCATCCGGCCCGGTAACGATCACGCTAGCGAATCAATATGTAGCGGTGAAAAAGATCACCATCACCCCGCAAGGAACAACCGCACGATCGGCTACCTACGACAACATCATCATCGGCGGGGGCGCAGGAGCAACAACTTTTGACGTTTACGTTTTCGACCAATCCGGGGCAAGAATAGCCTCACCGTTCCGCTACGAATGGCAAGGAGTTTAAATGGCATACGTTTTATTTGACCCCACCACCCCAGACGCGACAGCCCAGACGCTCACGCAGATGGGGCAATCCGAGCGCAACAACCTTAAGGCGGTACGAGATGCCTGCGTCATGGGCGGCGGGTTCTACGGATTCAACCTTGCCGTATCCGGCGGCACGGCTGGCCAGCCTGCGCTGCTCACCTACTCAAGAGGCACGGAGCAGATCAAGGCCGCGCTGACGTGGGGGACAACGGGGGGAGAAGCCGGGAGTGTCACTGTGGCGGTTTATAGCTACTCAGCGGATTCCGGCAGCACGTGGGCAACCATCGGAACCAAGACAATCACCTATGACACCAACGCAAACGTAACAGCAACAACATGGGCGTGATGATTTTTATGAGGCAAGAACATGATTGATTTTCTATTAGGCGTTCCCGGCAAGCTATCCACCATCATCGGATGGTTTACCAACTATTGGACTGCGGCGCGGGCGGCGAAGCTGGATTATCTGACAGGGAACGTAGCTTTATCTAGCACGGCAGTCAGTAATTCGGATTATACACCGGCACGCGCTGCGGCATTGGACAATATCGCAGCATTGGGCACAAACCCGATACTATCCCCACCAATTGCAAATGGATTGACCCTTCCGAATAATGTTCTTAGTTCCAACGTAACATACAATACCTTAACGGCAGCATGCGCAGGCCAATATGCAACTTCAACATCAACATCCTATGTTGCAGTTGTAAGCGTCACCGGGAAAGGGGTGCTTAATTTTCTTGCTCTTATGTCTGGGAATACTAATGCTATCTATAATCTAAGGCTGACAATAGATGGAGTAGTCATATTCACGTTAAGCGTTTCCGGTAATTATATATACGTAGGCGCAGCACAGTGTCAGTCAGTAAGTCCATATGATGTATATGGTGTAACTTATGACAATATCCCATTTAAACAATCACTACTGATTGAGCATCTTACCAATAATTCTAGTTATCAAGTTGTCACGGTATATAAATATCACAGGACGGCATAAATGCGTTATCAGATTCTCCAAAGCGGCGGTGTATTCGACTTCGAAACCAGATCAATCGTTCTCCCGGATCAATCATCTGCCGCATGGCATGGATACCAGAACTGGCTCACCGCAGGGAATACGCCACTGCCGCCGGACACCATCGGGCAAGACACTCTCGACGTGGCAATCGAAAAAAGAAAGTCAGAAATCGACTCATATGCCGCCGGATTACGCAATGCAGTAATCCGTGGCTACAGCTCGGCTGAACTCTCAAGTTGGAGTCTGAAACTGATTGAGGCGCGTGCATATACAGCAACAAGCGATATCAACCAGGCCCCGTTGCTCAATGCTACCGCACAGGTGCGCGGTATCACAATCGCGGACATGGTTAATCGAGTGATGACTAATTCGGCGCAATTCCTGCAGTTGGAGGCGACCATTGACGGTATCCGCGGAAAACACTGCGATGCTGTCGGCGCTATGACAACAGTGCAGGACATCATCACTTACGACTGGCATTCTGGCTGGCCTATAATCCCTTAAGGAGATATCCATGAAAATCATGATCTTGATTACCTCAATTCTGATGCTCGCAGGTTGCGCGACATCATCTGATTACAGCCGGTATGCCGCGATGCAGGCACAAATACACAAGTCGCAATCTGATGCCGAAATCGCCAAAGCCAACGCCATCAAGGAGCTTGGCGCTACTGGTGGGGATGCTGCAAAAGTGGCTGCCGTCATGGCGCTGATGATCCCTAGCGGTGGGCAGTACCAGCAACAGATAGCCGCCCCGCGTTCGGTGTCGGAACAAATCAGGGATTGGGTGGGGATCCTCGTGCCGTCTCTGATTCAGGGCTACGGCATCCATGCAAACCAGCAGATCGCGGTGACACAGAGTAACAATAGCCGGGATGTGGCTGTATCGACAAACAGCGCATTTGTTGGGATAGCCGGCAAGATACAAGCGCCAGCGGCGAATGTGACATCGACGATTACCGACAGTCACAACACCGACAGTCATACGGCAGATAGTCACACCATCGACAGTCATGCCATCGACAGTCACGCCGCCGACAATCACTCCGCCCTGACTTGCACCACCGGGCCATGCTGAGGTAGTAGCGGATGGAACAATCAATCATAAACTGGATACTGACTGGCTTTGGCGCGCTGCTTGGGTTTTTGCTCAATGCCGTTTGGCAAGCCGTGAAAGACTTGCAAGTGGCAGATAAAGATATCGCAGAAAAGGTTGGCCAGATCGAGGTGCTGGTGGCTGGGAACTACCTTCGACGGGACGACTTCGAGCACACAATAGAGGCGCTTTTCAAGAAGCTGGACAAAATTGAGGACAAACTGGACGGGAAGATGGACAAATGATTGATCTGACACGAGGCGAACGAAACTGCAATCCGGGCAACCTTGAACGCAACGGAACGAAATGGAAGGGAATGTGCGAACAGCAGACCGATGCGCGGTTTGTCTCATTCCAGACGCCGCAATACGGCATCCGCGCGTTAGCTACCGTTCTGCTGACGTATTACCGTCAGCATAACCTCAAGACTATATCTGGGATCGTCAAACGCTTCGCCCCGCCAACTGAGAACGACACGCAAAGCTACATCATGGCCGTCTCTCAAGAGGTTGGCGTAAAGCCCGATGAGATCATCAATGTCAGCAATAGGGATACACTCGAAAAACTAGTGACGGCCATCATTAGGCATGAGAATGGGCGAGTGCCATACTCGCCGGATATTATTCGGGCCGGGATTGATTTGGCATGAACAACGACGACAAAATGATGCTGAGCTTGTTCCTGGTGACGGGCGTCATGCTTTGGCTTGCCTTCTGGGCATCTGGCGCATTCGGCGGAACGTTGCCAGACCCTACGCTTACCCCTGGCGTAACGCGCAATCTGACGCTTGAACAGATATGCAGCACCAAGTGGGGCAAGGACGCCAGGGCAGTTACCGCAGCAATGAAAGCGCACGTTTACGCCGAATATAACATGGCGCCGCATCAGGGAGACTGCGCGCTGTCGCCGCGTGGCTGTGAAATTGACCACGCCATCAGTCGGGAATTGGCAGGCGCTGACGATGTGCGCAACCTTTGGCCTCAACCATACGGTGGCCAGTGTAACGCCGTGGACAAAGACCGGCTGGAGAACAAGCTGCACGCGCTGGTGTGCGCCAAAGCCATCACCATCGAAAAGGCCCAGCAGGCCATCGCCAGGAATTGGATAGAAGCCTATCGCGCCTACATCGGCCCTATAACCTGCGCCAAGGAGCAACCATGACCAAATTCATCACCGATAACCAAAAGCTCATCGGAGGGATTCTGATGTTCGGCCTGTGGGCGTTTCTGGTGCTTGCCTACAAAGCGCCGGTTGACGATCTGATTACCTGGATCAAGATCGGGCTTGGTGCCGTGTTCGGTATTCACGCCGTGACAAATTTCTCAGCGAATCCTCCACCACCACCAAACGACCAAACAAAGGAGCCTAATCAATGAAAACCTATATTTTGCTTGCGGCGCTCATGTCTATATCCGGATGCGCGAGCTTGCAAGAGGCCGGATCGGCAAGATACGAAGTCAAACCATTTACCGACGAATTGACCGGCAATCAGATATGCTGCGCCGTCACCGTCCACAACGGAAAAGAAATCACCAACCTTGACGCCCAGATCACGCGCGGCGCGGATGGCGCTGTAACTGTCCATCTGATCGAGAATGGCGTGGCGGCATTCCAAGGGCAGGCCATTGCCGCCGGTGCCGCGCAGGACGCCATTAACGCCGCCGCGAAGGCAGCTGTAGCCACTGCGCTCGCTCCAATACTGCCTACGCTTGTTCCTGCTGCCGGTGCGGCTCTTGCTTCTCCGGGGCTTGGTGCTGCCGCTGTCGGCGCTGGTGGCGTGCTTGGCGCTCAACAACTGATGGCACCGGCTTCTGGGCAAGGATTGAAGGCTCCTGCACCATGAGTGCGTTTCTTGACCAGTTGATCGTCACACTTCTCGACGAAGACGCAAATGATGGGCGTGGAGATTGGGAGCTTGATGACCGTTTCAGATTTCAGTCTGATGAGGCTGGGCAGATAATTGAGGTAGAAAAAGGTTTCCATACAGACTTCGCCAGCGTTCCGAGGCTTCCTGTTGTTTTCTTGCTCACTGGAGACACAGCACGCAAAGCCGCCGTGATCCATGACAAGTTGTATAAATCCAAGATGCTCCCGCGAGCTTTAGCCGACAAGGTGTTGCTCGAAGCATGCGCCGTTACGGGCATTCCGGCATGGCGCCGCTGGTTGATTTATGCCGGGGTGCGGATGGGCGGCGCTTCGCATTTTGGCACGTAATTGCTAGACTACAATGCAACAAGGATTCGTCCGGTTCGCCACCCAGCACGACCTGAATACGCAGCCAGCAGATTGTGTGTGCTGCACCTACCAGGACAAGCATACCGAGCTGGCGTGGATGATTTGGCAATGGATATGGAGATACCAGCGTGGCTTATAACAAGGGATTTGAATAATGCCCATATTTTCTGTCACAGATAAAGCATCCGGGAAAGAAGAATATCGCTTTGAGGCTCAGTCCCTCGCTGAGTTGGACTTATTTCCGTTCTCGTCGTTTGATTACACCGAAGTTATCGACGCGCCAGTAGCGCAAACGCCCAAGCCCGTATACGGTGGGAGACGCATATTATCGAAACTGGAGTTCAGACGGCTATTCCCAGACACAGCGCGGCCTTATGTGGATGAATTCAATGCTACGTTCGAATCGAGCACACTACTGACCGCGGATCAGAAGCGCGATGTAAGATCAGGGCTAGAAGACTTCAAAGCGGCGTTAGAAATTAACCTGGATGATGCGTCCATCTCTCAGATTCTGTCGTTGTATGTTGCTCTTGGCCTCATAACCAAGACAGAAATGGAGACGATCCTAAATGGCTAACAAGTATCTAGACCATTATCTGTATGCCACTAATGCATCATTTACTGGCTCTGTTTCTAACTATACCTTAACTGTGTCCGCGGTGACATCTGGTGTTATCGGCATTGGTTCGGTTTTAACGGGTGTTGGTGTGCCTGCTGGTACTCTTATCACGTCGCTTGGTACTGGGCTTGGAGGAACAGGAACCTATAACCTCGGCCAGTCGTTTACCTTATCGAGCACGGCACTAACAAGCACGAATGGCAATCCGAGTATAGCAATGCCTGCTTGGGGCGTTGCTCAAGATGGGGACGGCCTTGCTCCAGGGCAAGCAACACCAGCGCTGGCTTCGTTGACCATAAACACTGTAGCCGCCGCGGGGAATACCATAACCATTGCAGGGGTAACGCTCACTGCGGTTTCTTCCGGCGCCACGTCTACGCAGTTTAACGTAGGCTCAGACGTTAATACCCAGGCGACGAATATCGCGACCGCGATCAATGCCGCAACCGGTGCGGTTGGTGCGAATGTCTCGGCAACGCTCACGCAATTGCGCAACATTGTATTTGCATCAGCAAGCGGATCAGTCGTCAATATCATGACCCGTCAGGGGGGTATTAACTCAAACTATGCAAACAATAGTTACATGGCGATTTCTTCGTCAGGATGGAGCACTGCGCCTACTGTAGTACAGTTTGCGGGTGGGGCATCCGGCGCATGGGGATGGCTGTTCAATACTTACATTATGTGGCCTAGCGCCATTGCTATTGCAAACTACGGATTATTCGGGGCAACACAACCATTTCTTGGATCCGTATCTCCTGGAGACAACGTTTATGTGCGCTCTAATAAGACTCTGTATTGCTACAACTCGAATTACTTTTTGGGCCCTCCGACAACTTTTAGCACGGCGGCGCTACCGACCAATATAATCTTCGATGATGGGACTAATGTACCGGCCTGGAATGCCGACGCGCCCGATCCGGTTTTTAGAGTTAATTGGGCTTCAGATACTAACCTATCCCACTCATTTTCCCTGGGTAACCACAAAGCCACAAGAATTGCCGGGAGAGTGAATTCAAACGGAATGCCTAATTTACAATTCCATAACACAAACTCCGCTATTACGAATGGTGCATATTTTATCTGGACTTTTTCGAATAGTTGTTACGCGAAAGGAGTTGGGTTCTACAACGATTACCAGAGCAACACTGGCATTTACGCACAATTAGCTGTTTCCAACTCAGCCGATGCAGGCGCTGGTGTTATGTTTGATGATATTTTTATGTCGTTCAGCAATTCATCACATTATATATATGATTTAGGGAGCGCTTACTGTTCAGCAACAATTCGTAACCTTGTATTTGATAATTCTGGGGCAACTGCGCCGCACACAGGACTGATAAATTGTGTTAATGTAAACAATGATCTATTCATTAATGGGATTAAGGCTATCAACTGCCTTGTGGGATCTAAATCAGTAATAAGCGCTAGTGGTATAGGTACTGGCAACATTTTGATTATCAATGCCGATCTTGGTAATGCTTTTGCGTTTGATCCAATCGCATCAATGTATGCAAACGGTAATAATAATACCCTCTACCGAACAGTATCAATATTTTCTAGTGCTGCAACCAGAGATTTCCAGATAAACACCATACGCGGCAAGAGCGATTGGATTTCTGGGTTAGGATTCCCGACATTGAGCGCTACGCTGCTTGACGGGGTGACACCTTGGAGCATTAAATTCCTCGCCAGCACAATTCCAGGCCAAACATCAACAGGTAGACCGCACTCTAGCCCACGCATATCGAAGATCAACTCGCTCGCGAATGGCGCAAGAACAATTACCATGGAATATCTGCTAAACGACACCCTGCCTGGAATTGACACCAGCAATCTTTGGATGGAGCTGACTTACACTGATACCAGTGGACGGGCCGTGTACTTAACGACTCGCCAGATTTTCCCTGCCGCCGCGCTAACACCATCGACGAACACTGGGTGGTCTACGTGGAATGGAACCAAAGCAACATTTATTTCTGGTGGGACGATCACCTTTGACAGGTATAAATTCGTGTTAAGCACTCCAGCGGGACATGACATGGCCTCTGGTTGCGAGATCATCGCTCAGGTGCATATTGGGACATCAGTAACCAATGTGCAGCAAGTGCTGTTTATCGACCCTGATATGAGTCTTGCATAATGGCAAATGCTGTATTTGCCCCGATGAACTTTAGCTACGCGAACGCGCTATCAGTTCCAAGCACCAGGGGGCCATTTACTGTTGGCGGAGGGGTGGCCGTCTCAAAAGGGCGTCTTCCTACAGACTCTATTGGCAACTTTGTGTTGACACTAAGCAATCTGGTAGTGGGTTCCGCAATATCTGTTGAGGCTTATAGCACGGGACAGCAACTATTCTTCGGGATTGCCGCAAGCACGACGCAGCTCATAAATCTAGGGGTGTATCAATCCGGCGATTCGAAGAATGATCTACGGATTAAAGTGCGACAAGGAACCACAGCACCATACTATAAACCCTATGAAACACGCCAGACGGCCATCGCAGGATCGGCCAGCTTGTATATCGACCAACAGCTTGATTAGGAGAAGACACTGTGTCTATAACCGCAACAGATTTTAGTATATCAGCAACGGGAGACTTGCGCAGTGTAGCCGGAACGTCCGTTTATTCGGTGCTTGATCTCCATGCGTGGTTGCAAGACCTCGCTGATAATCCGAATGTAACCTCTGACGATAACGTCTCTATCTTAGGCGCTGTGCCATCGGAACTTGCCGGTAAGCGTAACACGCTCAGGCCGTCGGCTCTGACGCTTCTGAACGGCATTAACATTGATTCCTTAACTAGCCAGCGCTTTTACTTCGGTTCCGTCGAGCAAGGAAGCGGGGCGGAGCTATATACCGGCATCAATACCATTGGTTCCGGTTTGACTGGCCGCAGTCACTATGTTGTGCAGAATGGCGCCAAGTATAATTCTGGCACCAAGTGGTGGCCTGCCGGGCCAATTAGGGCATTGTTTAAGGTAAAAACCGCAGGTGCTCTAATCAACTCGGGCATTGTTACCGTACTGTCCAGAGAGTGGGGTTATGCATTTAGCCATTTTGATGTTGACTGTTCTGCCGGTTCTGAACAGGTGGCGGCATTATCTGTGTCGGCTGACGGCAATATTTCCAGGGCCGTCGGAAATTACACCGGTGGCGCAAATACTGTCACATCTACAACACCATCGGGTGTTGTTACGCTAACCTTCGGCGCGGTTACTAAGACTCTTGGAAGTGTTACCAAGCAATATAAAGGCACGATTTCTTGGACTGGAGCACTTCGGCTGACTGAGGTGTATCAGGCTTTGCAGTGGGCTTGCCATGAAAACAGCACGGCCACGCTGAGCGGTGTGGCAGGGTGGCAATATCGGAAATTGGATGCGGCCTATAACGATGTCCAAGAGGCGCCTTTTGGCAAACTATCCGGCGGTAAGTTCTTCGTTGCTCAAGGGTGGTGGATAGACTTAAACAGCCTGCACAGCGCGGATTTACAGGCGTATCAACTGATAAGCGATGATGGAACACCGGTTGTACCGCCAAACGTTATCGCCGTGTCCGCCGGTAATTTGATGGCCACTGACTATATCCTCATAGGTAAAGACAATGGCTCCGGCGGATTCAGTACAACCACCGGCATCACAGGAACAGGAAGCGCATCTAGCACCACGCTAACGCTATCCAGTGCTCCTGCGGGTGATGTTGCTACTGGCGCAGGATATATCCGCATCGCAAATAACCCGCATACCTATACCGGAATCTCAGGCACAACCGTGTCTGGATTGTCACCCGCGATCCCAACAGGCGGATACTCTGCTGCGGCGGTATGGTTCCCGTATATTGACAAGCAGACCTCGCAAACATCGGAGTCGAGTGGAACGTTTAACTATGTGGCCGATTTTACTGCGCGCGTCCGTGTCCGTAACGGCGGGGCATCGCCCATTGTGCCTTTTGAGACCACGTTCCCGGTAACTGTTACTGGCGGATCGGTTAACGCTATCCGCAATGCTGACGTTTAAGGCATAAAATGTCTCTCACGGTAGACTTTGCGAACCGGATAGTACATTCGGACGCCTCCATTACGGATATGGTGGCGTTTCACCTCGCGTTACGCGATATTGAGGACGGTGCAGACGCCATAATCTACCCTCCAATCCATACGTATAAAGCAGTCAGCTTGGGGGGCGGGGCGGTATTCCCAGCTGTTGCTTTTATCAATGGATGGACGCTTCAATTTCAAGCCGGGAATTGGGTTATACGTGGTGGAAACCTGGACTGCACGATCAATCCTGTCCCTGGTGCGTATATTGAGCGCACTCAATCTGCTGCATACGCAGTGACCAGTATTGGTGCTGGTGGAGCAACGCCTGCGGACATTGCCACAGCGGTGTGGGCGTACACACAATGAGCGCGTGGACTAATCTGCTGGCAGCGTCCAGCCTGAACACTGGCACGGCTTGGGATTTACTCACTCACCCGAGACTTGGTGGCGGAAGCATTCTGGTTCACGACGCTATTGGGACGATCAATGACATATCCGTCTCTGCTGTGGTAAATACTGATCCGATAGTAGCCGTAGCCAACGATACCTCGATATCCACCATTTATTCCAGTGACGGCGCTATCGCTGTTTATGTGCCTGATGCACAATCTACCGCCATTTCGTGCGCATTTATTTAGGATCAATCATGTCTATTATCCAACGCCGCCGGGGAAACACCCACAAGGACTTGCTGACAATTATCAGTTCGTCCACAAACTTGCCGATCGACATTACCGGATGCAGCTTCGTGATGAACGTCACCACCGATAAAGCGCCTGACTCGCTCGGTGCTAATTTATTGTATTCGCTGACGGGTACAATCGTATCACCCGCAACAAACGGCCAAGTCGCATTCTCCCCAACGCAGACTCAGGCAACACAGGCTGATGGCACATATTATTACGAGGTAATAATGACGGACGCGCAAGGGCTGACTGAAACAGTGGCCTTGGATAAGTACGTCTATTACTAATCGCGCATTCCGGTGCTGATGAAACAGCCAAGAAACAGGGCGACTGGAATAGACACCAGAAACCAGAAAAGCAGTGCTAACAGGAAGTCCATTTTATTCTCCTGTGTATCTTTTCCGCATTGTCTCCTGTTCTTCTGCGTATCTCTTCCACATCGCCTCTTGTTCCGCCTCATCCATCGTCGGAACGTCTATATCTCCGGTGTGCGTTGGATCGTTTTTACCATCCCAAAATCTCGCGTCCGTAATCTTTTCGCGCAAGTATGGTTGAATTGCTCGGACGGCAGTCGGCAGTTGGTGCGTCATCACTCCGCCCTCGCCAGTTATTAACGCAATATCCTCATAAACGTATTCCATCTTGGTGTGTAAAAACCCCGTTGTAAGGTTACGCAGTCGTTGTATGTCCATTTCATTCTCCTTTCTGCCTGTCAATACGCCTAAACTCAATGTGATCTACATTTCCGCTGATCTCAACTGAATATCTAGGGGCAGTCACTCCTGCCGGAACCTCATCGAAGTCCGGTGAAATGGCTATGTATTCAATTGCGTCTGTTTGGTACATCGTTTCACACTGAAGAATGATGCATCGCCCCATAATTGATCTTACTGTTTCTGGGTAATTTTCTATAAGTTCTCGACTTACCACAAAGATGCCCCGTCTGTTCATTTCATTCTCCTTGAGGACACTCCGGCAACGGCATCCAGTGAGTAGGGGCAGTATCTAGCCCCCAGTGGCATTCTTCGTATTCGTTCCACTCATACCAGCCTTCAGGCCAGTACGTCTTGTCGGTTGTTTCGTCGTAGTCGCTGCCATCGCCATCCGTCCACCATTTCCAGTTTTCATCGTCGAGTGCATGCTTTGCTGCGTAGACGGCACGCAGCACTTTCTTACCACATGCTACCAGCACAGGCTTCCCGCTTTCTGGCAATCTGTCGGTGACTGGTGTCCATGTTTCAATCTCGCGTAAGCGAGACTCAAGTTCAGCAATCGTGTCTTTGGCATACTCCAAGGCTTTGGTGGGATTGCAGACTTCACACCCATCGCCAACCAGTTTTTCACGCAGGTTGCATTTGCATTCGCTCATTTTTTTCTCCTCATCACCATAACTGTCTTGGAAACGTCCGTCGCGTCATTATCCGGTTGTATTCGTCAACCTCGGCGCGTCCTACGAACAAAGGACGCATGTGCTCCTGATCTATCTTCTTGCCTTCGATGTCAAGCGCCCGACCTCCAATCCGCGCCGTTGTTAAGCCGCGCAAATATTGCGGCACTCCATTTTTCGTATGCGTGTTTCCGACGAAAACCTCGCCTGGTTGCGCACCTGTGTAGTGGCTCATCTGATCTCCAGCCTGTCTTTCTTCTCGATATGCGCACCAGGCACCGCAAAACCTTCCTTTATCGCCTCCTTGATGAGCACTTTTTCTGGTTGGCAAATAACTGTTTCTCGCTTGTAATCCATCGGGATCGCCGATTCGTCGTCAATCACAACAGACTCATCGCGCCCGATATACAGCCTCGCAACAAACGATCCATCGTTTGCCTTTATCTCGCTAATTCCGCAACGCGCCATGTTCTGTTTCAGGTATTCCTTTAGCCTGTCGCGCTTGTTCTCAATTGCTTTGCGCCTGTCGGAAATGCGCTTTTCTGCCGATTTCATAGCCTCAATTTCTGCATCCAAGTTGAGATAGAAAGCGGTGACGGCTTTACCCTTCTCTACCAACTCTCCTTCGAGTCCTTCCAGCGTATCGTTAATTGTTTCGTTGTCGAGATTGGAATCGGCCAGCGCGTAGAATGCCTGCGTGTATTTGTCTGCTATGTCGTACAGAGTGATGCTCATGATGCAATATCCTTTTTTATGCCTGTGTTGCGATTGCTTCATCTTGCATGGCAGCAGCGGATTTCAGATCATCTTTCATGTCTGCCATTTCGTGCCGTTGCGCTGGAGTTAGCGCTTCCCATGCGTCCCGTAGCGAGACAGAACCACGCCGAGATGCTGCGTTGAGTTTCTTTACAAGCGCTGCTCGCTCGTTTTCAGGATTAGCCTGTTTGGTAGGGGCCTTTGCGCTTGCTCCATTACCGTCATCGTCCTCCGGCGCGATTCCCACAAAGGCGCATAGCGCATAGCGCCTTGCGTAGGTTAGCGCCGATCCGTATCCCTGGGCATCATGCTTGGATACAGGAATTTGCATTTCTGAACTGATGAATTCTCCGCTGCTGTGCATCAGTATGGTTTCGAGACGCACCGAGCCATCGCCAATCATTGGCAACTGCATCACGCTCAAGCCGTGCTTTGTGAGCGGATCACGGCAGGCGTCCCAACATGCGCCAAGATCGGCGTATTTCGAACGAAATGCCGGATTCGTCTTGTCCTTGATCGCGCCCTCTATCATGGCCTGCGCCTTGCTCAGGGCCGAAGCCAACTCCTTGATGCTTTCCGATTTGTTCATCCCATTCTCCAATCTGATGTTTTCCAACCTGTTCCCACCATTCCAGTGCGCTATCATCGCGCTCATGATCTTCTTGATCGTCCATTATTTCGCCTCACAGATTGCTTGTGATCGGTTCACAGAACGTTACCGTTCTATCGTCGCCCACGATTGGGCGCTTGTTCAGGCAGGCCACAAGCGCCTGCTCGGCAACATCTGCGCGGTGTACTGCGCGAGCCGCGGAGTCAGCGGTAGATGCGTATTTGTCTACCAAGGAGACAATCTCAAGCGCCGAGCAGATCAGCGCCACCACAACAGCGCCTAGCAACCAATCGTTCCAATTTTTCATGCGACTCTCCAATTTCTAAGCGCCATTTCCAATGCGCGCCCTGCGTTCTCGGCGTCACGCTCCTTAGCGTGGCGGATAAGTGCCGCGCACTTTATCGAGCACGCGGTTTTTAGGGCATAATGAGGCCAACTCTCGCCAGCGTTACGCTTTATCGTGTTCCCGCAGTTCGGGCAGGAACGCAACTTGTTTGTTTCCGGTTTCACCTTCTTCTCCTTGTAGTTGCCGGTGGCCTTGAAAGAGGAGTAGAACCAATCCACCGGCTGCCGGGTTTTAACCCACTTATCCGGCATTGGGGTTTATTCGTTTCCGTCGAAAGCCATCCAAAGGATGTGCTTCTTCCACTTGGCCCAGAACTCTGATGCGTGTGATTCCATTTTTGCAATATCCGCATCGCTGAAATTAAGCCATTCCTGCTTTGTATGAATCTGGCGGCCGATCCTTATGTGCGTCTTGAACACATAAACAGGCCATGTAAGTCCATGAATTATTATCGGATTATTCCCTATTTCAATGTCCTTGCCGTAATTCGCTCCATCCATGTTCGCCAAGTGAAAGTTCGCCCCATTTAACTCCGCCCAATCAAAGTTCGCCCTTTCCGCGTTCGCCTTTTCCAAGCACGCACCATCCAATATCGCCCTTTTCATGTTCGTATTGATGAGTTTTGTCATGGATAAATCAGCTCCTGTCAGGTCAGTCCCTGATATGTCAGCCTCTGACAGGTCAGAACCCGACAGGTTAACACCGATTAAGTTAGCCCACGATATGTCAGAGCCAGACAATAACGCATACGGCAATCTCGCACCTGATAACTCCGCGCGGTACAACCAAGCATTCGTCAAATCCGCACCGAAAAAGTCGGCCCCAGCTCTAACTCCAGCTTCAAGCGTTGCTTGGATGCTGTTGTTTTCTTGATCATGCGCGAACAGAATTCTTCCATAGAACCTGTCTTTGATTTCTATCCTCAATTTATTCTCCTTATTCCGGCGCCCGTCTCTCCGGGCTGTCACGATATTTCGCTATCGTTGCGGTGCTTTTTTACCCGCATCTGCCCGTCTCGCGGGGTGCTGGGCGGAATCCACACAATCCGATTTATTCCCCGTCTCTCCGGCATCGTCACGACTCATAAGGAGAGCCGTTACCCTTGCAACCTTTCGCGCTTTGTCGCCTGGCGGACTGGCTACCCGTGGGCTGTTGCCGATAATCTGGCTAATTTCCGGTAGTGCGCTTTGTTCGGCAGCCGCTTTGTTTGCGGCATGGGAGACATTAAACACCACGTTCATATTCGAGTCAATACCCAGCATTGAAAAAACAATATTGACTTTCACAAACACGGCGTTTATTATTCTACGCATGGACGAACAAATTAGAAAAGACGCAGAAACAATTGATCGCCTTGGCGGATCAACAAAGGTATCTCGCATGCTTGGTTTCCCAAAGGAAATTGGCACTCAGAGAGTTAACAACTGGAAAAGGCGCGGCATTCCAGCCCGTATTAAGCTAGATTTCCCAAAAATCTTCCTATCGAAGGCCAGGAAATCCAAGTGACCCACTATCAAATACACGAATTAGCCGACATATTCCCACGTATGCCAGGCGAAGAATTCGCGGCGCTCAAGACAGACATAAAAACCAACGGTTTGCTTGAGCCTATTTGGCTCTACGAAGGAAAAGTGCTGGATGGCAGGCATCGGTACTTCGCCTGCCAGGAAACGAGCGTAACGCCAGTTTTCAGCGAGTATAGCGGATCAGACCCGCGTGGTTTTGTTGTGTCGATGAACCTTAAACGTCGCCACCTGGACGCCACACAACGGAGTGCCATTGCCGCTGAGTTGGCGAATATGCCGCTTGGTGGTGCTCTGTATCGGTCGGCAAATTTGCCGACCGATATTTCTCCTCTCTCGCAATCCGAAGCCGCTACCCTGCTTAACGTATCAACAAGGTCTGTTACTACAGCGGAGAAAGTCAAAGAAGAATCGCCAGAGATATTCGCAGCAATGAAGTCTGGCGACATATCTGCGCATCTTGCAGCCCAGGTAGTCGGCCTACCAAACGAAGAAAGGGAAATAGTCGAAGCTGCTCCAGTCGAAGAAATGAAGGCAGTCGCAAAGGAGGTTGTACGCGCCCATGTTGCCAACAATTCTGGCAACAACGAATGGTACACACCACAACGCCATATTGATATGGCGCGCGCAGTCATGGGCGGAATTGATACCGATCCCGCAACATCAGAAATCGCAAACCGCACAGTAAAAGCCGAATTGATTTATACGGCAGAAGAAGACGGCAGGAAGCAGAAGTGGCGCGGATGTGTTTGGATGAATCCCCCTTATGCGCAACCACTCATCACCGACTTTGCGGAGGCGGTTTCGATCAAGTACGAATCAGGAGAGATAGATCAGGCTTGCATCCTGGTTAACAACGCGACGGAAACGCAGTGGTTCCAGCGCATGTTATCAGCGGCATCCGCTGTTTGTTTTCCAAAATCCCGTATCAGGTTTCTCGACCCGGATGGCAATCCCGGTGCTCCATTGCAGGGCCAGGCAATCATTTACATGGGAAAGAATGTTTCCGCATTCAAAGAGTCATTCGAGACAGAAGGGAAGGTTCTCGTCAATGGTTGATCGTGGGGTTATTAAAAATCGAGCACTAAAGAATCAAGTTGCCGATATGAGCGGACTACGGTGGGGAAATATAACACCAACCGACATAGACGCATTTCTGGATTTCGGAGACAAGCTGTTTGTTTTGGTTGAGGGAAAGTTTGGAGGCGCTGTTGTCCAACATGGGCAGATGCTGGCGATCCAACGGCTTTGTGACGCGACACACTTCCCACCTAGGCGTTATTCATACGCGATTATCGCAGATCACTATACGCCCGATGGAAATGACATTGATTTTGCAAACATGATCGTCAGAACTGTCCGTTTCAACGGAAAATGGATTACACCAAAAAAAGCCAATTTAACACTTCTCTGCGCAATCGAGAAACTCAAGGCTTACGTTGATAACAAAACACGTTTAAGGGTGGCAAAATGAGCATCGAAGCACTTTCATGGGCCTTTAATCTCGACCTCCCGAGCTCTGGCGCAAAACTCACGTTGTTAGCTCTTGCTAACTACTCCAATGAGTCCGGAGAGGCTTACCCAAGCCAGAAGGCAATGGCTATCAAAACATGCCTATGCGAGCGCGCAATTCGCACCCACCTTGCAACACTTGAGAGTTTGGGGATTATCTCAAGAGTTTCCAGGAAGAGAGAAAACGGATCATACACGACCGACCTTTTCAGGCTGAATATTGGGGCTGTGGCCAGCGGCAAAATCTGCCAGCGGCAAAATCTGCCAGCGGCAAAATCTGCCAAAACCCAGCGGCAGATTTTTCCAAACCCAGCGGCAGAATCTGCCGGACATGAATCACCACTAACTACAACCGTCACTAAAACCAAGCAAGATCAAAAACACTGTGCAATCGCTTCGCGCTTGCCAGCAGATTGGGAACCATCCGACGACGATATTGCGTTCTGCAAAACGAAACGCCCAGACTTGAACGTCAGGGACATTGCTGACGAATTTAGGGATTATTGGGTTTCCGTTGCAGGAGCGAAGGGAAAGAAGCAGGATTGGCCTGCGACTTGGAGAAATTGGGTGCGACGACAAACAGCCAGGGCATCGCCTGCAAAACATGAAAAGTTCGATCCAACGGCGTATGTAAACCAAGGCAGGAAATCAACGGGTGGCGAAAATGATGGATTTATCAACGGGGAAGCGCGGCGTGTGGCTTGAAGTCCATGCAGGACTTGGAATCAGCCTGATGGATCACCTCTACAACCGCATGGAGGGGATGTATCCGCAGCGCTGGAAAGCGAACTTCCCGAGCACAACCAGTATCCAGAACTGGCGCGAATCATGGGCAGAAGCATTCGAGGATGAGCGCATCACGCCGCAAGACATCTCGGCAGGACTCAAGGCCTGCAGGAAAAAGCATGATTGGCCGCCAAGCCTTCCTGAATTTATCAAGGCATGCAAACCGCCTGTTGACTACGAAACCTTGTTTGCTGGCGCAGCTGTAAGCGTCTCAACTGGGAAGTGGGAAAACAAGCTGGCGTATTGGGCCACTCAATCTGTCGGATCGTTCGAGGTGCGGAACGAACCATACGCGAAGATGAAAAACCGATGGATGAAGGCGATTGAAGATCTGCAGGCAGATGGTGAACTGCCTGAAATACCTCCTGGCCGAGATGCATTACCGGCCCCAGGTAAACAATCAATCAGCAAGGAAGAGGCTGCTATGCGTGTGAAGGATTTGGGCCTAGATCAAAAACGTAAAGAGCCGAAAGCATGGGCAAGGAATATTATCGAATCGCCATCCGTGTACCCGGCAATCTCGATAGCGTTCGCAAAACAAGCATTGGGGGTGTCAGCATAATGGCAGTCTCTGGGGATGAACAACAAAACTATGTGAACCTTGTCGTCCAGCTTCTGGTTCAGGCGATCGAAGATTACGATAAATTCTGTAATGCAAAAAAACGTAGCATAGAACACAATTTATGGGCAGACGCCGCCTTGTGGATAAATTGCGACGATGATGATCCGTGGTCATTCAAGTGGTGCTGTGAGGTAGTCGGGTATGACTACCAGGCAATCCGTGGCGGGATAAACAGACGCGATAGAAAGCACCCGATCACAGCGGGATTCAACAATTTCCGCAAAGTGCCAAGCGTCAGGGATATTTATTGAGATGAAAGCCGAAGAACAACAACATCAGGTAGAAACGTCCGATCCGTTGCAACCAGGCCAACACTACGATCCGCTGCTGGCACTTCGTGGCTCAAGGTATGGCGCATTCGCGGACAACGCAAAATTGTCTCAAGCACTCAAGGCAGTAATGAGAAGCGGGCCGAATTGGGAATCGCTGGATGCAGACATGAAAGAGGCGCTGGAAATGAATGCGCACAAGATCAGCAGAATCTTGTGTGGTGATTTTAACTATGACGATTCGTGGGTGGATATTGCAGGATACGCAACACGCGTGGCCGATAGATTGAGGTCTTGACATGCAACCGTTTAACGCCATGAAGGACGGGTTTTTTCGGTGGGAGATCTGATGAGAGTGCTTGTAGCATGCGAATCATCTGGAGTTGTACGCGATGCTTTCATCAGCTGCGGTCACGACGCAATGAGTTGCGACATCCTGCCAACGGACAATCCAGGCCCTCATTATCAGGGTGATGTGCGAGACGTTATCAACGGATGCTGGGATTTAATGATCGCACACCCACCATGCACCCACCTGAGTGTGTCTGGCGCGCGTCACTTCGCGGAAAAGCGCATGGATGGCAGACAACAAAGCGCAATCAGCTTTTTCATGATGCTTGCAAAATCCGACATTCCTATGATCGCAATCGAAAACCCGATTTGCATCATGTCTAGTTTATGGCGCAAGCCGGATCAGATCATTCAGCCATGGCAGTTTGGTCATGGCGAAACCAAGGCAACGTGTCTATGGCTTAAAAATCTTCCGCCGCTAGTGCCTACTAATGTTGTTGACGGGCGCGAGCAACGCATCCACAGAATGCCGCCAGGGCCAGACAGGTGGAAGGAACGCAGCAGGACATTTACGGGTATCGGCCAGGCGATGGCCGATCAGTGGGGAAAATATTGAGCAACGAAACCATCATCCACGAGCCAGCCTGCGAGGTAATAACCGCACCAGAGTTGGCAAGCGCCGCATTCCGCAAGGTATGGGATGCCGCAACCGCCGCGCTGGATGATGGCCTGGCCGGTGAGTTGACTTGGACTCCGAGGAAGCGCACCAGAAGCCTTGAGGCAAATTCCCGTATGTGGGCGAATCTTACAGATTTATCTCGACAAGTGAACTGGTACGGGCATAAGCTATCGCCGGAGGACTGGAAGGAAGTCATTAGCGCGGGGCTAAGAACTCAGCGTGTAGTTCCTGGAATTGATGGCGGATTCGTATCCATCGGAGTGAGAACCAGCAAGATGAGCATCAAGGAAATGTCAGCCATGATCGAGCTTTGCGTGGCCTTTGGAGCGCAGCATGGGGTTAGGTTTACGGCGCCGGAATGGAGGCATGAGTGAGGCAGAAAAAATGCTCAGTATGCCGCGAACCATTCCTGCCAGTCAGGCCATTGCAATCCGTGTGCGGTTTACAGTGCGCCGTGATAGCTGCAGAATCTGCCAAAGCGAAGCGGGTTCGCAAGGAATACAGATCGGCAAAACAGAAGATGAAAAGCCGCGCCGATTGGCTTAGAGAAGCCCAGGCCGCATTCAACCGTTATATTCGCCTGCGCGATCACGACAAGCCTTGCATATCATGCGGCAGGCAACATCAGGGCCAATGGCACGCAGGACACTATCGCAGCGTCGGCGCATGCCCAGAGCTAAGGTTCGAGGAATTGAACGTGCATAAGCAGTGTGCGCCGTGCAACGATCACTTAAGCGGGAATATTGTCGAGTACCGGAGAGGACTGATTGAGCGCATCGGAATTGATCGAGTCGAATGGTTGGAAGGAAATCATGCTGCCAAGAAATACACCATCGAGGAAATCAGGGCTATCAAAGCGGAGTACACGCGCAAAGCGAAGGATGTGCGCGCAAGGTGAAGGAGCAAAAAGTGCTTGCAAGTTGTTTGATTTTGTGCCACTATAATCAACTAACTATTATTGGAAGCCAGAAGCATGTCAGAAAAAAAACGAGGCGGCCCGGGCCGTGGGCAGGGACGCAAGCCATTAAAACATGGCGAGGAAACGGTAACGCTTTCCCTGCGGGTGACGGCGGAGCAGCGGGAGAAGTTGCGCCGCTTGGGCGGTGCTCGCTGGGTGCGGGAGCGGATAGACTGTGCAAGCGATGCCAGTTTAGGCGCACCACGCGAGCTTGTCCATTGTTGCGATGACGTTTGAGGCAAACTATGGGGGCAGTAAGATTGCGGCCTTGTATGTACAGGAGGATGGAGTGTACTGGAACATGCCTAATATTGACGCATGGCCTGAGCACAGGGACGCGCGCCGTTACTGCGGCCCGTATCCAGTAGTTGCGCATCCGCCTTGCCAACTGTGGGGCGCGATGGCGGCGGTGAATTACGCCAGATGGGGAGGTGAGCACAACAGGCCAGGAAATGACGGAGGATGCTTTTCTGCGGCACTGGAGAGCGTGCGGAGATTTGGCGGAGTGCTGGAGCACCCAGCGAAAACGAGAGCATGGGCTGCGCACGGACTGGAGCAACCGTCCGGGATAGGCTGGAAGCGCACCATCGAGGGCGGGTGGGTGTGCGAGGTTTGGCAAAGCGCATATGGGCACCGCGCGAACAAGGCAACGTGGCTGTACTACCACGGCACGAATCCGCCGTTTGAACTGCGGTGGGCGAGGCCGAAAGGGACGCATCAGATAGGATTCCACGATCAGCGCGGAAAGTCCGCCAACAAGCCGACTCTTGGAAGGCGAGAGGCGAACGCCACGCCACTGGAGTTCCGCGACGAACTCATACGATTGGCGATGATGTCGCATGATGTTGAACGAAAGGAGTAATGCGATGATTGATGATAATGAATTGAAGCGGATTTTCTGCAAATCATGTTCCGCCGAACCTTGGGAAGTTGGATGGCCTGAGCTTGCCAAGTTTGGGCAAGCTGTTGCTGCTGCCGTGCTTGAAGATGCAGCAACGTTAATTGAGCTTGAATATGCGCCAGACAAAAAGGCACATGACAGGCTAAAGCAAATTGCGCATCATGTGCGCGAACTTGAACGCTGAACAGACACCAGAAAATGGTAATAAAAATTGAAAGCGACTTGGGTGACGTGCGGAAAATGTGGTTCCTGCGCACCCAGGCGCCTGAAGTAATCGAGCGCCCAAGCTGCTACAATCGCCCTGCATTCGTGCGCAATGTTTTCTCCGCCGAGTTCCAGGGCAAGTGGTATGAATTCCGCCAGACGCGCGATTGCCCTCACTGGAAGCCGGGTGGGAATGCCCATGTGCGGAAAATGTGCGACTCTGCCGGCGGGAAGACGACACCATGGCACGCATGTAGTGGATGCAAATGGAAGCCATGAGAGAAAAAAGCCACGCGCTGCCAGCGGTGTATTACGGTGATCCGGCTATTGCGTATGAGCGCAAGGAAGCATCTACATGCAAGGGCTGTATCCATGTCGGCAAAGCATTTGGCAAGATGTACTGCGATAAAGGCATGAAAAGCTACCCGGCGCGGTGCAGGAAGCATTACAGGGAGGCGGTATGAAGTGGACGCGCATCGGGCAGACCGCGTGGGAATCCGGGAAATGCCGTATCGCGGCGGCAGATATTGGTGAGAAATACAGATATACGCTATTTGTGGACGGGAACATGATCGGAACTTTCGACTCACCAGAAGCGGCAAGGCGAGAAGCGGAAAAACAGGGGGGCGAATGCAATTCAAGAGCGTAGAGCACGCACTTAGCTGGGCATTCCGGGTGGAATCCACGGCGATCATAAAAACATCATCTGTTTCAAAGGCGATGATGGGCGGCGGTGGAATGTCGCACGGAGCGCTTACATCGCATGACAGGCACGCCTACGCTGCCATGATTATAGATCAAGCATCGAGAGCAACAGACAAGCCGAGCATGGTGCTGCTGAGAGCACTATACGGAGTGGCAGACGCGGAGGATGTTCGCGCCTTACTTGTGCCGATTGTCGTTGCGACGCTACCGACAGGGACACATTCTCGCCGCGCCATCGAGGACATCATCAATGCATATTGCGGGCGCAATCGCGGAGTGGAGGAATTGCGACGATCACTGCAATGCCGGAAATCGACAGCGCTGGAGACGCGGCGCGGCGCGTACCGGGCGCTCGATGCGGTGCTGGAGCGTGCGGTTGCAAGGATCAGGGACTCAGCGCCGCAATACCTACTTGCCGACTAGCTTGGATGCGCGACGGATGCCAAGCGACAAATCGCCATCACTATAGGCGCGCAATTCGATAAATTTTTACATGCGCGCGCTTGCGAAAGTACGGGAACCGGCGTATAAGGATAACCATTAGAGTGCGGTTCTGTTTCCATAAAACTGCTTATTGATGCTCACAACAACACCCGCCACGCCTCTCAACGATGCGCACCCCGGCGGGTTTTTTATTCCGCATGACACCGACACCGACACCACGCAAGCGAGGCCGCGCAGCTGTTGCTGATCGCGCTCGAGTAATGCGCAGGGACAACGGGCTGTGCCAGGCTTGCCTGGAGCAGGGCCGCATAACAGCGGCCGTCGAAGTCGATCACATCATCCCACTGTTCAAGGGCGGCCCGGACACAGACGACAACAAGCGCAGTCTGTGCAAGGCTTGTCACGACGACAAGACGAGAGACGACAAGGGATACAAGGCATCAGGCGCATGCGACGAAGACGGCATCCCGACGAGCAAGGCGCATCACTGGAACAGGTAGGAATTCAAAAAAACAAAGCCCGTAAGCGTTAGCGCGCAAACGGGCTTCTAACCAGCAAGACTTATCGGAGTCAAGATGGCTAAAAAGGATTATACAGATCATTTATGTTCTGTGGATGGTTGCTCGCGCGGTGTTCTTGCAAAAGGGTTATGTAGCGTCCATTACGCAAGATCAAGATATAAACCCAGGCAGAAACGAGAAGAAAGAAAGTGCGAAGTAAGCGGTTGTAATGAAAAACATGAAGCGTATGGCTTTTGTGCAAAACACCTAGCTATCGTCAAGAAAGCGGAAAGAGCATCGAGACTTGAAGAAATAAAGTGCCAATGCTGCGGTAAATGGTTTAAACCAAAAAGAGCAAGCCAAACGCACTACTGCAGTCCGGCTTGCAAAACAAAGCATTTCAGGGAATCAAACCCTGATCGAGACAAACAACACAGAAAAAACGAAGCAGAAAAGAGAACGCCATATTGCAAAGTAGTTCTCAATACATGCGTCATATGCGGCAAAACATTCTATGCACGCAGGAAGAAGCAGAACTGCTCGCGAGAATGTGAGCTTGAGTCCGGAAGAAGAAGGTCTAGAAAACTCTTCAAGAGTGACGCAAAACCATCACCAAGTCGATGCGTAGTATGCCTAAAAACATACACAGCAAAAACTGCCGCGCATTCAATTTATTGCTCAAAAAGATGCGCAAAGAAAGCGCACGGCGGACACACAGCGTATTCAAGAGCAAAAAAGTATGGTGTTTATTATGAGACTGTTAATCCAATAAAAGTGTTCGAGCGAGACGGATGGGTTTGCAAACAGTGCGGAATAGAAACACCAAGATCAAAACGAGGGACGCAAGAACAAGATTCGCCAGAGTTGGATCATATATTTCCAATAAGTAGAGGCGGTGCGCACTCGTACAGCAACACACAGCTGCTTTGTAGAAAGTGCAACAGCCAGAAAGGCAACAAGGTTATTAGCGAGTTACACCCCCCCGGGGGGTGTTACTAGCTGGCTACGCTCTTTTGTAAACCGGGCGTGCAGTCCTCTTTTAAAAAACTTACGGAATTTCATGGCAAAACCGCAGCGCCTCGGTCGAAACTCTGTAGTCACGCTGACATCAGCCGCAGGAGAGCTATCGGAGGATATACCTTTACCGGATGGCGTAATCCTGCGCAACGAACAGGAAATGGTTATCTGGCGTCAGTTCACCCGCGCGCGCGCGCGAGACGGATGGCGCGACTTTGACTTGCTGATTGTGGCAAAGGCTGTGCGCCTGGAGGCAGATATACGCAAGTATCAGCAGGCGCTGGACAAGTCCAGCCCGATTGTGAAGAACGACAAGGGTACGCAGATTGTTAATCCGTTCTTCGGCGTGATCGACAACTTGCAGCGCCAGCAGCTTGCGCTTATCCGCAGCCTGTCGCTAACCCAGACTGGGCAAGATCCTCGCACGCTGAATGGGCAGGGGCAGGATCAATCCCTGCTTCGCGGCGCAATGAACGACTTTGATGACTTGATTGCACGATGATAATTGAACAACTTTCTGTCGACACGCTTATTCCGTACGCACGAAACAGCCGCACCCACGACGATGCACAGGTGGCGCAGATAGCCGCCAGCATCAAAGAGTTTGGCTTCACAAACCCGGTGCTGATTGACGCCGACGGCGGAATTATCGCCGGGCATGGCCGGGTACTGGCAGCGCGTAAGTTGTCGCTGTCAGATGTTCCATGCATCCGTCTGGCGCACTTGACGGAGACACAGCGCAAGGCATACGTAATCGCCGACAACAAATTGGCGCTCAATTCATCATGGGATGAGGCCATGCTGGCTCTTGAGATTCAAGATCTTGAAGCGGATGACTTTGACCTGACGCTGCTCGGTTTTACGCCTGATGAGCTGACCGCACTCACGCCGGAGGAAATCGCGCCCGGGCTGACTGACGAGGACGCCGTGCCGGACGTGCCAGAAGAACCAGTCACTGTGTTGGGTGATGTGTGGCTGCTTGGAAAACACCGCGTGATGTGTGGAGACTCGACCAGCATTGACGCCGTAGATGTTTTAATGTCAGGAACGAAAGCGTCTCTGGTAGTAACCGACCCGCCGTGGAATGTTGCGTATGGAACTAATTTATCAAACAACGCGAAAGGATATAAAGCGCGAGAAATTATGAACGATAATTTCGCTACAGATAAAGATTGGGAGGCTTTTCTTTCCGGTGTGATTTCTTGCCTCAATGCGGTGACTTTGGCAGGATGCCCAATTTACTGTGTAATGGGGCCATCCGAATGGCCTGCTATAGATAAGGCTCTACGTGACGCAGGGTTCCATTGGTCAAGTACAATAATTTGGGCTAAAGACCAGTTGGTTATGAGCCGAAAAGATTACCACACACAATACGAACCAATCTGGTATGGGTGGAAAGATGGTGCAGCACGTATTCGGGCGGTAGAAGACCGCAAACAATCTGATTTGTGGCAGTGCGATAGGCCAAAGAAATCCCCGTTGCATCCAACAACTAAGCCTGTTGAGCTAATTGAGCGAGCAGTTGTGAACTCAAGCAATAAAGGTGTTGTTGTATTTGAACCTTTTGGGGGATCAGGTTCAACACTTATCGCCTGCGAGAAAACAGGCCGCATCAACCGTAGTATGGAACTTGACCCGCGCTACTGCGACGTAATTGTCAAACGCTGGCAGGAATTCACTGGAAAGCAGGCCACTCACGCTGCCACAGGCGCAACTTTTGACGAGGTGGCGGCAGACAGAACCAGGGCAGTCGCTGAGGCGGCTTAATGGCTGTAATTAACCGAAATGGACTATCCATCTCCGATACAGTGCGGCCCAGTGCCACGGTTAAGAAAATGGAGGGAACTCCCGCTTAACAAATTAACCCGCGCAGAACGTGCGATGAAGTTTGTCGAGACTTATTGCAAAGTTCCAGAAGGAACATTAGTCGGGCAAAATATAAAACTAGCCGCTTTTCAAGAGCGGTTCTTCTACGCCTTGTATGACAATAAACACGGCACTCGCAGAGCGTATCTATCAATCGCGAGAAAGAATAGCAAAACGAGCACGATTGCTTGCATAGTGCTTATTCACTTGGTCGGGCCAGAGGCGCAGCAAAACTCGATGATCCAGAGCGGGGCGCGATCTAGGGATCAGGCAGCGCAGGTTTACAACTATGCATCAAAGATGGTGATGCTGTCAGACAAGTTGCAGAGCATCGTCAGGTTGATTCCGAGCGGGAAGAAGCTGATCGGGATCCCTAAAAATACAGAGTATAGAGCAATGTCGGCGGAGGCGAAGACGACGATAGGCGGTTCGCCAATTTTGGCCGTGCTTGATGAGGTCGGCCAGATAAAAGGGCCGCAGGATGACTTTGTTGATGCAATAACGACAGGCCAAGGGGCGCACGAAAACCCATTATTGATCGCAATATCAACACAGGCCGCCGGGGACGGGGATATGTTCTCTATCTGGCTTGATGATGCCAAGAATTCAAAAGATCCGAGCATTGTTTCGCATGTCTACGAAGCGCCAAAAGACTGCGAATTAGATGATAAGAAAGCATGGAAATCGGCGAACCCGGCGCTTGGGTTATTCCGAAGTGAGCGCGATTTAGCCGAACAGGCCAAGCAGGCCATGCGCATGCCGAGCGCTGAACCGACTTTCAAAAATCTCTGCTTGAATCAAAGATGCGAAGTGTCTGCCCCATTCGTCAGCCGCGGTATCTGGATACTCAACAGCCAAGAACCTGACGAACAAGTGTTTTACGAAGAGCCGGTTTATGTCGGCCTTGATCTTTCCGCAAAGACCGACTTGACCGCGATGGTAGTGATCGCATTCCGCGAAAAGTGGCACGTCAAGGCGTATTTCTGGACGCCAGCTAAAGGCTTGCGCGACCGTGCCAAGCGTGACAGGGCACCATACGACATATGGGAGCAGCAAGGGCTGATCCGTGCCATCCCTGGTGCCGCTGTGGACTATGAAGCGGTGGCAAGGGATATGCGCGACATCCTGGAAGACTGCAATGTTGCCGCTATAGCCTTCGACAGATGGCGCTTTGACTTGCTGAAGAAAGAACTCGACGGAATGGGTGCGGATTGGCCTTTATTGCCTTTTGGGCAAGGATTTAAGGATATGGCACCGGCAATCGACTCCCTAGAGGAAAAGCTCCTGAACGAGCATATCGCCCACGGCGGAAATCCTGTGCTGACGATGTGCATGGCTAACGCCGTAATCGAGAGGGACGCGGCGGGAAATCGAAAGATGAACAAAGCCAAGGCGACGGGACGCATAGATGGCGCGGTGGCGCTGGCGATGGCTGTCGGAGTGTGCAAGATGGACGAAGACAAATTACCCGTTCTCGGGTCTGACTACGAACTAATGGTGTGCTAACTAATGAGCGTGAAAAGCTGGTTTTCCGGATTGTTTGCCTCAGACGGCGACCGTTCGCCCTGGGGAAGCTTCTGGTTCGAACCAGTATCGACAACCATGAGCGGGATGCGCGTATCGAGCGACACAGCGATGCAGCTTTCCGCCGTGTTTCGCGCTGTCTCGCTGGTGTCCGGCCACATGGCCATGCTACCAATCGTGTTTTACCAAAGCGGGACGCGCAAGCGCATCAAACACCCGCTGTTGAAACTGCTCAACAAGCGCCCAAACCGCTGGCAAAATGCTTTTGAATGGCGCGAAATGATACAGGGCCACCTGGAACTGCGCGGAAATGCCTACAACGAGATTTCCGCTAATTCACGCGGCGAAATCACCGAGCTTATCCCGCGCCACCCTGACCGCGTGAAAGTCGAAATGCTTGATGGTGGAGAATACAGATATCGCATCACCAACCCGGACGGCAGCGAGCGCACTGTCCCGCGAGGAAATATCTGGCACCTTCGCGGCCTGTCATCTAATGGGATAACAGGCGTCTCTGTGATCGAGTGCGCGCGCGAATCCTTCGGGCTTGGCCTCGCGGCACAAAGCTATGGCGCACGATTCTTTGCCAACGACGCCAAGCCGTCCGGCGGCTGGATCGAGTTTCCCGGCCAATTCAAGGACAAGGAAGCGCGGCAGGTATTCCGCGAAGGATGGCAGGCCAACCAAGGCGGAGGGAATCGTGGCAAGACAGCAGTCCTGGAAATGGGCATGAAATACCATGAAGTCGGTCTGACTAACCAGGATGCACAATTTCTCGAAACCCGCAAATTCAGCATTAGCGACATCGCCAGATGGTTTGGCGTTCCGCCGCATAAAATCGGCGACCTTGAACGTGCGACATTTAGTAACATCGAGCAGATGGCGCTCGAATACGTCCAGGACGCCCTGCAGCCTCGCGCTACGCGAATGGAAGCCAGCATTGAAGCGGAACTGCTGCTTGATTTTGAGGAAATCGACGTAGAGTTTGAGTTCCATGAATTACTTCGCGGCGACTCCAAGGCGCGAAGCACCTACTACCACGCCGGAATCCTCGACGGCTGGCTAACGCGCAATGAAGCGCGCGACATGGAAGGCATGGAGCCGATTGACGGGCTGGACGAACCGTTGAGACCGCTCAATATGGTTGAGGAAAACGAGGCCGAGGATATAGAGCTCGACACGGAATCATCCGAGCCGCCAGCGCAGGAAGCCAAAGAACCGCCGGAACCAGGCGACAACTCCACAGCCATGCGAATGCGCGCGATGCTCAAGAGCAACGCCGAACGCATGGCGCGGCGCATGACGAAAGACTCGACGATTGCGCCTGCCGTGCTGGCCGAAGCATTGGCGATCAGCGAAGAAAAAGCCGCTAACTGGCTGAGTAGTCCTGTAGATGATATGACTCTTGAGAAAATCACCGCGTCCATGATGGCGCTGGGAGAAACCGCATGAAACGCTCCATCCTTATTTCCGAATTCCTCTCCACGCCATGGGCCTTGATGCCAGAACGGCTTGCGGCCTTTGCCGGCGTCATGTCTCGCTGGCACGCTGGCGAGCAGGCATCCGACGAAGTAATGGCCGGTATCCATGCCGATCGCCAAGCGCGCGAGATCAAGCGATCCGCAGCGATGCAGGCAGGCGGTGGCCAGATTGCTGTGCTTCCGCTGTATGGTGTAGTCACCCAGCGCGGCAGCATGGTAGATGACGTATCCGGTAGCGGCGGCGCGAGTACCCAGCGATTCGCCGATGCGCTGCGCCAGGCTATTTCTGATCCCACTATAAGCCAGATTTTGATTGACATCGACTCTCCCGGCGGATCGGTCTACGGTGTCGCTGAACTGGCGGCAGAGATTCAGTCGGCCAGGGCGCAAAAGCCAATCGTCGCCATCGCCAACAGCCTGGCCGCCTCAGCCGCCTACTGGATCGGTTCTGCCGCGTCAGAACTCTACGTCACGCCCGGCGGCGAAGTCGGCAGCATCGGCGTATGGCAGGCGCACGAGGATTGGTCGGCGGCGATGGAAGATGCTGGTGTCAAAACCACCCTGATCTCGGCAGGCAAGTTCAAAGTCGAGGGCAACCCCTACCAGCCGCTCGATGCCGAGGCGCAATCGTTTATGCAGACTCGCGTCAACGACTACTACACAGCCTTCACCAAGGCCGTCGCCAAGGGCCGCAGCGTCCCCGTCGATCAGGTGCGCAACGGCATGGGCCAAGGCCGAGTGCTCGGCGCAGATCAAGCACTGGCAGAAAAGATGGTAGACGGAATCATGACATTCGAAGAAGTAGTCAAGAAAATGCAGCGCGATGCCAAGTCCGCGCAGAAACCATCAGCGAGCCGCCTGGCATCCGCCAAGCGCGAACTGGAGATCATGGGCTAGACACAGCCCGCCCGCCGCGATCCGTCGATCGTAGCGTCGGCCCGAAGGCCATCGTGTCACCCCAACAGCCGCCTTTTGGCGGTTTTTTTATGCCATTTTTGGAGAACACAATGAGCAAGAAACTCCGCGAGCTTAATGCCCGTAAATCCGCGCTGGTTGAACAAGCCCGCGCAATCACTGCAGGCGCAGAAGCAGCCGACCGCGACCTGACCGCCGACGAAATCACCGATTTTGATGGCCTGCGCGCCCAGATCGAAGCAGCCAACGCCGCCATCGACCGCGAGCACGTCCTGATCGCCGAAGAGGCCAAGATCGGCATCAAGTCCGCCGGCTTTGTCACCGTCACCGAAAACATCGAGAACGATCCCAAGCGCGGATTCAAATCCTTTGGCGAATTCTCTCGTTCTGTCGCCCGTTCTGCCCTGTTTGGCGAGCGTGATGCCCGTTTTGCCGCCGCCCCATCGACTTTTGGCGGTGAGTCCACGGGTGCTGATGGCGGATTCGCCATCCCGCCCGAGTTCTCCAGTGAAATCTGGCGGCTCGCCCTCGGCGAAAACTCCCTGCTGCCGCAGACGCAGAACACTGAAGTCACCGGCAACAGCA